ACGAAAAGGCACTCATACTGGCCGCGCGTTACACCGGCATTGCGATCCACGAAAACAGCGAGGGCGTGTACGTCTACCGCGCCGGCATCTGGGAGAAAACGTCTCTGCTCGAGCTGAGCCGCGAAATGGTGGCTATCTACAACGAGAACAAAACCAATTTCAGCAAGCGCGCGATCAACAACGTTATCGACGCCCTGAAAATCGTTATCCCGGTAATGGGGGAGCCGCGGCGCAGCCTGATCCCCTTTGCAAACGGCGTCTACGATATGGAAACCGGCGTGTTCTCCGAACATAGCCAGGACAACTGGCTGACCAACCATAACGGCGTGGCCTACACGCCGGCGGTGCCGGGCGAAAACCTCCGCGACCATGCGCCGAACTTTCATAAGTGGCTAAGTTACGCATCAGACAGAGACGCAATTAAGATGCAGCGCATCGCTGCAGCGCTCTTTATGGTGCTGGCGAACCGGTACGACTGGCAGCTGTTCCTCGAGATAACCGGGGAGGGCGGCAGCGGGAAAAGCGTCTTCACCCATATCGCGACGATGCTGGCCGGCGTGCATAACACCGCCAGCGGGAACATGGCGGCGCTCGACAGCGCACGCGGGCGGGCGCAGTTCGTCGGCAAGAGCATGATAACGCTTCCTGATCAGCCCAAATATTCAGGAGAGGGCACCGGGATAAAGGCAATCACCGGCGGGGATGCGGTGGAGATCGACCCTAAACACGAGCACCAGTACACCGCCGTTCTGCGGGCGGTGGTTGTGGCCACGAACAACACGCCGATGATTTTCACCGAACGCGCCGGCGGCGTTTCCCGGCGCCGCGTAATTTTCCAGTTTAACCGGCGCGTCAGCGAAGAGGATAAGGATCCCGACCTGGCAGAAAAGATATCCGCTGAAATTCCGGTGGTTGTTCGCCGGCTGCTGGCGAACTTTGCGAACCCGGAAAAAGCGCGGGCGCTGCTGCTGGAGCAACGGAACAGCGAAGAAGCACTGGAGGTAAAGCAGAAAACAGATCCGCTTTATGCCTTCTGCGCGCATCTTGAGCGGCTGGCTGATTGTGCGGGAATGATGGTAGGAAACCGCAATCCGCCTCACTATCCGCGAATTTATCTCTATCACGCTTATCTGGCATTCCTGGAGGCCAACGGTTTCGACAAGCCGCTGACGCTGAATAAATTCGCAGAGGGGATGGAAAGTGCGATGAGGGAGTTTAATCACGAGTACCGTAAGGAACGGAGAGCCCGTGGCATGGTGACTAACGTTGAACTTTCGGAAAGTGCGGAAGACTGGTTACCTCAGACGCATCCTGTAGCCGGTCATAAAGAATGAAGTTCAGATAAATATGGAGAAAGGTATACATGGTATACATCGAGAGAATAATTTATATATAAATCAGTGAAATAAGCCATGTATACCTTGTTTTCAGGTATACACAGGGTGTACATGGTGTTCATTCTCTCATTAATCATCTGATGGTTTATTAAACAGAATGATGTATACCGTGTAGACCTGAAATCCCAAAATGTAGGCTGGTGTTCATAGGTTAATATTATGTTTTATAAGAAATTTATTGGATTTATGAACACCATGTATACCCTGAGGGCAAATTCTTTAAAACGCATCCACACTTTTCGCGTTGTGCACCCCTGCAATTTCATTAACATCGTTTCATAAATCGCAATTTATTATACGATTGTTGCGATTTATGGAACTTTAACGGTCGCTATTACAGGGGGCATCATGAGCAAGGTTAACGTTAAGCCCGTTCTGATGAACGGGGAGCAGATTCAGGCTCTGAAAACCATTCAGGAGAGGGAGCGCCAGAAGTCGGGCATGGGGATCGCGCCGTCAATCCATGCTGTTGCGCGCAAGGTATTTGATGCAGGGCTGTCAAAAATGGAGGCTGGCCAGTGAGCTACTCAATCAAAATAGGGAAACACAGTATCGAGCTGGCTGGCTATGCCGGTAAGGTTGTTGCGCCAAATACTCAGATGGCCGCTTTATTCCGTGGCATGGCGGGCGAACTCACCAGCCTGAGGGCAACGGCGCAGCAGGCCGAAGCTGAGGCGGATTTACTGGACGTTATCCGCAACGATCCCGATCTGAACGAACAGGCAAAAAACCGCAGGGCAGGTGAAGCCCGGAACCCGGATACGCTCAAAGACTTTACCCGCGGGGTGGCAGCCGTAAGCGAGCAGGCCGCAAATATTCTCGATTACCTGAAGAACAGGCTCGCTCCGGTTAATCCACTGGCATCTGATGATGTTCAGGGATTCATGCGTGACAGTGAAATGCGCCAGGCATTCGCCCGACTGGATCGCCGCAGCCAGGAAAAAATGCTGCTGTCGATGCACAGTGGAAAGCATCAGGAGCTGGCGGACGCCTTACTAAGGGCGCACGCGGTGTGTTCGGGACTCGATACGGAACAGCTAAAACGTCTCGGCTTCTCCCGTGTTGTATCAGAGAACTGGCAGGTGATTAGCGCGGTTGCCGATCTGGTCGACGCGGTAAGGAAAGACGTCGCACAAATTACAGCCGTCCGAACCTGGTATAACAATCTCGTGTACGGGAAGAACGACGATCCATCAGAAGTTCAGCCCCGCATGACCGGCCTTGATCAGTTAAGCGAACATGTCAGCGCAATGCTCAAAGGCAGCCAGCGCCAGACACATTCAGAAGAGAAGCAGGCCGCCTGAGGGCGGCTTTTTTCTGCCCGGAGGGAAACACCAGGATGCTGTTAAGTAAATCAGCCTACGCCAGGCATATGGGCGTCAGCCGGCAAACTGTTTACGGCTGGATAGCCCGCGGTGAAATTGTAATTTCAGGCGATAAAGTGGATGTCGAAGCATCGCAGGCTAAACAAAATTCTGCTGGTGCTGGTGCTGGTGCTGGTGATCATCACAATGCAATGACGTGGGCGCAGGCCGCCGCATGGGTATGGCGGCATGACGGTGGGAAAGAGCTGCCGGCTGATATTGATGCTGGTAAGCGAATAGAAGCCGCAGCCGCTGAGCTGGGTTTTGATGTTCAGCACGAGCCCGATGAACAATTGCTGATTCTCTTCCGGCCGGATGAAGAAACCCACAGCTTCTATGGCAAAGACCGTGCAGCAGGCGCTTTAAGGTTTCTTCGTTCTGAGCTGGCTTACGTTGCCACAATGCACCCCGATACGCTGGATGACTGGAACAAAACTGGTTTAATGTCACTCTGCCTGCTGGACGGCGAAAAACTGTAAACCCCCCAGCCCCTCAAACTTGACACTTTTCGCGAGAAACTGGGAAAAGTGTCAACCCAACCTAACGGATCCTGACGCCTACGAACAGCAGCTACAGCAGAAGTGTAAAGGGCTGGCGTTGAGATTTGTTGAGCCTTGGCTGTTAGCTTTTGTTAATACTGATGCGAAGCAGGGCAGGTGTCAGCCTGTTATGGTTTGTTATGCCTTACTAGGAAAACTAGGGGTAAAGTGTCAACCGCTACCGCTTTAGAAAACTTCAGGTACACGAACTAGGGAAGGGGAGGTGTTAAGCACCCCACCTTGCGATCATCCTCGAGCCTCTTTCAGATCGCTGTTCTGGTTTGCCCGGAAGCGGGAGATCAGATTGAGTTGTCAAAAGTTGTCACTCACCGGCCCCGCCAGCGGGGATTTTGGGCTACACGCGCCCTAAGTTACAGTTGCTTCCGTATGTTAACTAATTGCGGGGAACCAACAAGTTCGTTTCTATAATTCTTAAATAATTTAAAGTTAGTTATCTAAAATTGAGCTAAATCTCTTAATTACCATTAAGAAAGTTATTACAGTAGTGAAAAATGCAGAATAAGCTATATAGCTAAGGGCATATGCGGGTATTGCAAAATATAATAAATCAAGTGTTTCCTTTTTGTCGGGAAAGAAAGATATGATGACTGATGATATAACAAGAATGACCGATGTTAATATTGCATATGAAACATTATGACACAGCTGCTCATATAATTTTTTGTTTATCTCTAGTGCAGGGAGATTGATTGTTGATTTATTTCCTTCGATAATATCAGATATTTTATATGCTGTTTTTTGTTTTTGATCATATATCATAATGACCGCACTCATCAGCAACGCAGTAGTAATAGCTCCAAAATTAACAAAAACTGCTGCGATAGATGGTTTCATTATTCCGTAAAAGATGCAAACAATAATGGCGATAATAGCAGGAACAAAGAAATGAATAAAAATATCCTGCCATAAAGTCACTCCTCTTTGGTCAGTCATAGTCCTGTAATGTTTTAGGAGTACCTGCCATATGTTTATTTTATTCATATCTTAACCCCTTTGTTTCCGCTATGAATCTCTAAGAGAATATCATTAGTCAAAGAGCGAACTGTGCCATGAAGTGCTTTTAGATCTGGGATGCCAGTCAATGGATCAATTTTGAGTGATTTATCTTCAAGTTCAACAGAGATTCCCTTTTTAATAATCGTGTCATATTTATAAACAACAGTTCTATTACCTAGTTTTAAGGTTACCTTGATCTCATCACATTTATCTTCAACAATTTCAATGATATTAGATATTTTTTTGCTTTTTAAATCCCTGAAACTACCCATGAATCCTTGATTATATTTTATAACCAAGTCTGTTTTGACGTTTGTTTTATTAGTGCCAAAAGAATCTGCTATATCAGGAGGGGCTTCATAGCCTAATGCCCGTATCTGTTTTACTTCTGAATCTAAAATGTACTGCGGAATGTTTTTATGACAAAGGGGGTTTATTCTTGCTTCAAGATTGTATTTTTTAATAAAGTATTCCCGCAATGAATCCGATAAAGTACTTTTGGCAGTTATGTTATCAGAGGAATGGAAGGAAATAATTCCTTCCTCCAGTGAACTTGGTAAATAAATAAGGATATAACGTTCCCTTAGGGTGACGTCATCAACCTTTGTAGTGTAATGAGTGTTTTTTAATTTAATGTCTTTTATTTCGCTGCTTTCGCCATATTTCCCTACTTTTAAAAAGCCATGGATTAGATCTTTGTTTTTATCGAAGGTAATTTTTTTGTGTCCTTCCAATGATACTTTCGTTTTTGAAACACCAAACTCTATAGGGCTAAATTTATGTTGAGTTAAAAACTCTACTACAATATCGTATGCTGTTTTTTTATTACTTAAGCCCAATGCCCCTAACTTTTTACTCGCTCTGCTACCTTTATGCGTTAAGACTCTGAAAGAATAAAAATTAACACTGTGCATAAAAAATTAACCTTTTCTGGGAAGTATTGGAAGTACTGGAATTTTTCGGAATTGTAAAGTAGGCAGAAAGCAGAAGGGAACGCTACCGCCCGAGTGCTGTCACCCAAATGAGACTTGTTATCGAATACTGTAGTTTCTGAAAGAATACACTATAAATTTGATTCGTAAAGCATGGGCAGAGGTAGTCCTGACTGGGAGAAGAAGCACACAATCATGACTAATGATGTCATCGGTTAACTAGAGTGCGAAGGGATAGTTGAGTGTGTATAGGAATGTGTATAGAACAGTTCCTATAACACGTGTCTTTGCCGGTATTGCTGGGTTTATTGGGTTTTGTGTTGTTCCCTTCGCCCGCTCCAGATCTCTCCCCTTGTGGCAAAACTTCGATAAAACTCGTTTTGCTTTCAACAACTTACTTAACATAAGTTGTCGTGTTCGTTCTACCATTGAACGACGATTTACCAACACAAGGTACACTGTTAGTTGTCACGGATAGTTACTATGGAAGTAAGAGTATAACTATTCGGCGGCGGCAGTTGTAGCCCTCACACCGCGATAGCACAACGTGAAGGAAAAGCCTGATCCGGGCATTGTCTCTTGCACCAGACCGATCACACGCATTTTAAGCCCGATGTGCAGCCTTGTGGCTGCGTAAACAGGTGAAAAGTGGCAAACGTACCTGCATACGATATGCAGGCTCTGCCAGCGCTTCGCTCACGCTCCGTAAGGTGATCTTACCCAGCAATAGTGGACACGCGACTAAGTGAGTAAACTCTCAACCAGAGGTGACTCACATGACAAAACCAGCATCAACCACCAAAAAGCCACGCAAGCAGCACTCGCCTGAATTCCGTCAGGAAGCCCTTAAACTGGCTGAGCGTATCGGTATCGCCGCGGCAGCCCGCGAGCTCAGCCTCTCTATAACTGGCGCTGTAAACAGTAGCAACAGCTCTCATCCTCTGACCGCGAAAATGACTCGCCGCTGAAAATGCCCGTCTCAAACGCCAGCTGGCGGAACAAGCTGAGGAGCTGGCTATCCTCTAAAAGGCCGCGACATACTTTGCGAAGCGCCTGAAATGAAGTATGTCTTTATTGGAAACATCAGGCTGAGTTCAGCATCAAAGCCATGTGCCGTGTACTTCAGGTTGCCCTTAGCGGCTGGTACGTCTGGCATCAGCGTCGTCATCAGATAAACCGGCGTCAGGGGTTGCGGGCGAAAGCTTCACGGAGGTTCAGCCCGGTCAGTTACCGCGAACATGGCCTGCCGGCGTCTGAGAATCTGCTGAAGCAGAACTTTTACGCCAGCGGCCCGAATCGGAAGTGGTCCGGTGACATTACGTACTGTGTGCCCGGCGTTCAGGGCTGGCATGGATGCCAAAATGAACCACGAGTCTGTCTGGAATATTGAACCGGTAACTCATGACGAGCGACCCGTCAATTCCACCGGGTGTGACGGTGGAGAACCTGAGCGGCAGTGACCTGCGGCATGCCCGCAGGGTGATGTAACCCGCTGACAACGGGGATTGAGGCGAGATCACTAAGCCAGGATGATCCTCAAGGTTAAGTACTGAAAGGCTGAAGAACATGAACCCGTTAATCCGCCTCTGTGGGTTGAAAACGTCACCACGGCCTACGTGATCTGACAGGCCGTGCAGGAGGAACCGGCAGTGATACGTAAGTACTGCCGGTCGAAAGTGTTTTGACAAGTATGCGAAACACCGGGGCTGCAGCGTCTGTCACGCCCGCGTACAGCACCAGGTCAGCGAAGCTGTTGCGCCGGATGGCGGCGTAACACAGATGGAACAGGATATTCTGGGGCGTCTGCTGAGTGTCAAAGACCCGCCGGGCTTCACCACACAGTTCCGCCATAGTAAAGCCCATGCCGGGCCGCCGGGCAGCATGGAAGAAATCAGCCGCCCGGACGGCGTGCGCGAGCTGATGCTCCAGAACAGCGAGAAACTGCCGGAAAGTGTTACCGATGGCGAAAGTAAAACCACCCGCTACGAATATGGCGCATTTGACCTGCTGACCGCTGTTGTGCGCCCGGACGGCGAACGCCTGGAGTGTCGTTACGATAAACTCACCCGCCTGACCGACATCATCAACGCTGAAGGCGAAAGTTACCGGCTGACGTATGACAAAGCCGGACAGCTTATCGCCGAAACCGACTTTACCGGGCGCACGCTGAC